CACAGATCTAACTATCTCGCAGCAAACGGCTTTACTAACCTTGATGGCTCATATGCGACACCAAGCTCTATCACCGCAACAACTCAGATTGCTCGCATCCGTAACAGCCTTATCTATCGCTACTCCACAGGATACGCCAGCACTTACAGTACCTCTGATAGCGACTCTATAGCCTCATACGGGCTCTTTGAGCGTTCGGTAGACTCTAACATCAAGAACCTTGCAGACATCACCGACATCGCCTCTAGAGAGTTAAACCTACGCAAGAACCCTAGAGGCTCATTAGGTGCGATTACCTTCCGCCTAGATAATCCCGACATGCCTAGCGCAATGCTTGACAACCTTATTGGGGTCTTTTTTGGTCAGCCTGTATTAATTACTAACCTACCTGCCAACTTGCTAGATGGTCAGTTTGACGGCTTTGTTGAGAATGTAGCACTACGAGCAACTCCTAGTTTTACTGAGATCACTCTTTATGTTTCAGCTACAGACTTCTCACTCAGCACTACACAATGGGAAACAGTATTGCCAGCTTCACTCGTCTGGACTGGCGTAAATGGTACACTTACTTGGACTAACGCGACTGGAGCACTAACCTAATGGCAACTACAACACCTAACTTCGGCTGGACTGTTCCTACATCTAGCGATCTAGTAAAGAATGGCGCGACAGCCATTGAGACACTAGGTGACTCTGTTGATGCATCTTTTGCAGGTCTTACTGTCAATGCACAGACTGGCACTACTTACACAGCAGTTAAGGCAGACGGACTAAACGCTATTGTCACAATGGACAATGCTTCAGCAAACACTTTTCGCATCCCAACCGATGCTACTTACGCTTTTCCTATTGGCACAACTTTGCTTGTGTATCAGAAGGGTGCTGGAGTAACTACAATTAATGCTGTTACTTCTGGTACTACAACTGTAGTAAGCGCAGGTGCGACTCTTGCTGCTCCAGTTCTTGCGCGTTACAAGTCAGCAGCTTGTATTAAGATCGCTACTGATTCTTGGGTCGTAGTAGGTGGCATTGCGTAATGCAAAACTCACTTATCGGAATTATCGCATCGAGTGCAGGTCAAGTTAAAACATCATCTGTTGATTACTTAGTAGTTGCAGGCGCAGGTGGCGCAGGCGGTGGTGGTTCAGTCGGTTGGACTGGTGGCGGTGGTGGTGGTGGCGGTATGCGTACTGCTGCTTCATTTGCAATCGGTTCAACATTTACTGTGACAGTCGGCGCAGGTGGCGCAGGTGGTACTTATGGTGGCGGAAGCCAAGGAACTATTGGAACCATAGGTTCTGATTCTGTTTTTAGCACTATAACTTCAACAGGTGGCGGTTATGGTGGTTTCGGTTCTAACGGAGTTAATTCAGCTGGTGGTAATGGTGGATCAGGTGGTGGCGCGGGTGCTAGTGCTGGCAATGTAATATCAGGTGGAACTGGCACAGTTGGTCAAGGCAATAATGGTGGATCAAGCGCGCCGGGCAATGTTTCAGGTGGTGGTGGTGGTGCTGGATCAGCAGGTGGTTCAGGCACAGCAGGAACGGGATCGTCTAATTCTTATTCTGGTTCAGCAGTTACTTATGCTGCAGGCGGTGCAACTACAGGTGGAGCAGCAGGTGCTGCAAACACTGGTAATGGTGGTCAGAGTGCAGGTACAGCAGCTGGTGGTAATGGTGGATCAGGTGTTGTCATTTTAAGATACCTAAATACATTTCCAGATTTTACTTCTATTGGCGGCGGTTTAACTTATACAAAAACTAATAGCGGCGGGTATACCATCTATAGATTTACTGCTGGAACAGGAACGGTAACTGTATAATGGCTCACTATGCTTTTTTAGATGAAAATAACATTGTTACCGAGGTCATCGTTGGTATTGAAGAAACAGAGTTGATTGAAGGCTTAGATCCAGAAACTTGGTATGGCAACTTTAGAGGTCAAGTCTGCAAGAGGACAAGCTACAATAACAACATTAGATTTAATTATGCAGGCATAGGTTTTACTTATGATCCGATAGATGATGCATTTATTGCACCAATGCCTTGCTCACATGATGAACTGTTGTTGAACGATGTGAAGCGATGGGAATGTTCTAATGACGAGCATAAAGCCAAAACTCTCTAAGGCTGCAAGTCAATTAAGGGAACAGGTCGATGATTGCTTCCCAGATCGTGATAGGCGTAGCGATGGAACGACAGGTGATCCACGACATGCTTTGCGTAAGTCGGATCATAATCCAGATGAACAAGGCTGGGTACGGGCTTGGGACTGCGACGCTGATCTCTTCAAAGGCGGAAAACCCATTGTCATGCCAGACCTTGTTGATCAGATTCGACTCTTATGCAAGTCTCGTGTTGAGAAAAGAATTTCCTACATTATTTACGATGGAAGAATATGCTCCAGCATCCTTAACTGGAAATGGCGCAAGTACACAGGGGCTAATCAGCACAAAACGCACGCTCATTTCTCGTTTAAAAAAACGGCTGATAATGACGGGGCTTTTTTTCAGATACCTATGTTAGGCGGACAATAATGAAGAACATGAAGAACCCTGCAATCCTTGCTGCTGGAGCATTCTTAGCTGCATGGGCATCAAGTAACTTTGACCTTGACTACCGCGCAATCCTGTGGGCTGTGCTGTCAGGTGTATTCGGATATGCGAGCCCTAAAAAGTGACACAGGCAGACTTCTTTCAGCTCTACATCGCTACACTCGTAACATTGGGTGGCTTGGCTGGCTTTGTCATTACACACCTTATGTCCGAGATTAAAAGACTTAACGGGCGTGTCGATGAGATTTATAACCTTCTCCTAGAGCGATAATTTTCCTATGGCAAGAAAAGCATCTAAGGCATTAGAAGAGCAGGGCTACTCAAAGCTTGATGCCTACTGCATTGGGTTGCATGAGTACTGGAAATCATTACGCAAAGCAGGATTTACTGAAGGCATTGCGCTGTTTATGATTACAGATGTTCCATCTTATCCGCGTTGGATCTTGCCTGATCCAGTCGAGCCTGAGAAGTTTGGCGATTACGAAGATGAGGATGACGATTAAGCGAATAGTCGTAGTGAGTGACCTTCAGGTTCCTTATCATGACAGGGTTGCGACCCGTAACCTTGCAAGCTTTATATCTAAGTTTAAGCCAGACCAAGTAGTAACCATTGGCGATGAAATTGACCTACCCCAGATAAGCAAGTGGGAAGAAGGTCGCATGGGCAGTTATGCCCAGACCCTAGATGATGACCGCAACGAAGCTGTGCAACTACTCTGGGATTTAGGCGTTACAGACTGCATAAGGTCTAACCACACGGATCGCCTGTATAACATCATCATGGCTAAAGTGCCTGCATTCGGGGCATTGCCAGAGTTGCGCTTTGAGAAGTTTATGAAGTTTGATGAGCTAGGTATTACCTTTCACAAGAACCCGATGCCTATTGCACCTAACTGGATTGCAGTACATGGAGACCACACACCTATCAAGCCACATGGGGGCTTATCAGCCTTAGAAGCAGCCCGTAGGCATGGTAAGAATGTCATCTCAGGACATACTCACAGAGCAGGGCGTTCTGCCTTCTCAGAGGCTTCTGGGGGTCGTATAGGGCGTGTCCTGCATGGTGTCGAAGTAGGTAATCTTATGGACTTTAAGCAGGCTGCGTACACTAAAGGCGTGGCTAACTGGCAACAGGCTTTCGCCATCATCTATGTAAACAAGGCTAAAGTCCAGGTAGATCTAATCAACATCGAGAAGGACGGCACTTTCATAGTAGCTGGAAAGTCCTACGGCAGACCTAGATAATCGTTATCAAGTCGTTACCTAAATGTGCTTGATTAGTCGGTCAGTTCTGTCACACTAATCTCGTAAGCCAGTCAAGGGCACTGGATACAGATAGGTACAAAAATGACACGATCATTGTTTATCAAGACTCTAGAATCTGGATCTAAAGTTTATGTTGCAGGTTGCGTTGTATGCAACATGCCACCAAAAAACAACACTGGTGACTTTATTGGTCGCTGCGAACACTGCACCGAGAAGGTAGGTGCATGATGAGCTTTGAGATGCCAATGATAGTGCTGCTACTCGCAGCTAATGCTTTATGGTATTTAGTAGGTTGGGCTAAAGGCTTTAACGAAGGCAAGCGTGAAGGCTTGATCGTAGCTAAGTCATATCAGCGAGCGACACAAGATGCGCGCTAATGAAATCTTACTCACAGCCACAGACACGATCCGTGACCGTGGGCTTTCATACGGTCACCCTGCGGATAACTTGCAACACACCGCAATGCTGCTATCAGCATACTTACAAACACCGATTCACGACTATCAGGTGGCAGGGATCATGGTCTTGGTTAAACTTGCACGGACTAATCAATCAGCCCAGCACATTGATAACTGGGTCGACTTATGCAGCTATGGCGCACTCGCAGGACAACTAGCAACCGAGGAGAACGAACTTTATGTTTAATTTAGCCGATTACGAACCAGTCGAGGTGAGACTTGAGAAGTTTATTAAGGACTATCCAACATTCCGTATTGCTACGGAGTTGGAGCTTGTCGAGAAGGATCGATACATTGTTAAGGCGTATCTGTACAAGGTTGATAGCGATGTCATCGCGTGGTCGACAGGGTACGCTGAGGAAACAGTTAGTAGCAGAGGTGTTAATCAGACTAGTGCATTGGAGAATTGCGAGACTTCAGCGATCGGCAGGGCACTTGCAAATGCAGGTTATGCGCCTAAAGGAAA